CCTGCCAAACACAAGGGAAGTTTGCATACTTTGTATGTAATCGTTTTAAGCAAGTCTGACGTAGCAGCTTATAATTAAATTACCACGTTACTACTACAAATTCAAATACTAACAATACTACTAATAATACTATTACCTCCGATATTTTTGAACCTGTTCCTAATATTGATCTCATTTTTAACAATACTGTTATCAATTCCGATATTTGTGAACCTGTGCCCGATATAGATTTTATCATCGACAATAAACTTATTGCCCCTGATATTTTTGAACCTGTTCCTTTAGCTAATCTTTCATATAGCTTAACCGAAAAGGAATCTCGGCGTCAAACACACCTTAAGAACCAATATTCTCGTCGTCTTCATAGACTCAAGACTAAAGGTTCCAAGCGAACTCTCAAATTCGCTAAATGGATGCTTAAGAAAGAGATGTCGTCTCAATCTCGAGCAGTATTTGAGAAACTCGGTGGAGCTTATTTAGCCACCCAATGGAACAAGGTATGTTCTAAAGTTACAGACTTTGGAATTGACCGAGTTATGAATTATGGAGAGAATGTTCTTCTTCTCCTATTGACCCTCAAAGGATGTTCCGATTTGTCGTCTGCCCTATCAGCAATTACAATGTATATTAAAATGCACTGTAAAGACCAATCCCTTTGTGGTCAAATCTTAGAAATGATCCAATCTGAGTTTTTTAGTGATTCTGACTTTGTGTCCCAATCAGATTCTACTTTTAAGTCAAATCCTTTTGCAACTGTATGTTCTGCATGGGATACACTTAAGAATTCGCCAGTAAAGGCAAAAGTCTTAGGACTTATTTCCACTGCCCTTGCTGTCGGCATGCTTTCCGAATCGAGAGAATTATCACCTATTATTAATGGTTTTAAATTATTTCGCATTTATGCCGAAAAGAAACAACTTACCATGGTTGATTTGGTAGGGACACTTATCTCCACTATGAAGTTCTTTGTTGAACGTGGATATAAATGTTTCGAAACCGGAAATTTATCTCCTCTTATGTTTGAGGAAGACCCAGCTTATGAATTTTCCAATGCTTACACTCGTATTACTACCAATTTCGAGTATGTAAAAGTTGGAACTTTCCGCGGCACTAATTCAAAGTGTCCGTGGGCTGATGAACAAGATTTTGAACGAGATTTGACAGATGTCATTGATTGTTGTTGTGATCTTCGTAAATCTTCTACCAAGTTTGATAGGACTTTGTTAGATAGACATTACGAGTCACTTCTTAAAATCAAAACTGCTTTTGAATTACTTCGTACGACAGGAGGCTTGCGTGAAGCACCCTTCTCGTTTTGTATCTTTGGTGAATCCGGTATCGGAAAATCCACCATTGTTAACAATTTAATTACTTACTCCCTACAGAAAATTATGTGGGAGAATGGAGTTAAAGATTACAAAGTTGATCCCAATTCTATCTGTACTTTAAATGAAATGGACAAATACCATTCTGATTATAAGTCTCATATACAAGCAGTTCTCTTGGATGATTTTGCTAACGCTAAAGCAGCTGTTACGAATGTTAATCCTTCTGTTAATGTTATCAACTTTATCAATAACGTAGCACGAACTGCCATTATGGCTGAAGCTGACCTTAAGGGAAAGATTAAACTCAACCCTAAGGTAGTTGCAGCCACAACTAATGTACAAGACTTAGATGCCCGCACATATTCCAATGAGCCCGTATCTATTTTGCGTCGTTTCCAGATTCATATTGAAGCTCGGGTGAGAGAGGAATACCTCAAATCTCCCGATGCTAAATTTATTGATGGGAAAAAGTTGGCCTTAGACGCCGCTGATGGAAATCTATGTCCCGACGCTTGGGAATTTGATCTCTATGAATGGTGTTCTGGCAATGGCACTCAAGCTTTTAAGAAGCCTCTTACCTACACTGATGCTGAAGGCAATAAAGTTCAAGCTAATAGTGTTGGCTTTAAGGAACTGTTTCATATTTTTGATCGTGAAATCAAAACTCACGTTCGAATTCAGAAGTCAGTTGTTGCTTCTTCTAAGCAGATCTTTAAACAGGATTTATGTTGTCACGGATGTATGCCACAATACTGTCATACATGTAGTGAACCAGAATACGAATCTCAATCTGTCTCGTCTTATTTCGAGAAATTGTATGAGGAGTATAACATGAATTCCTCTTACGCACGATGGGAGAATTACCTTCCTTCGCGTGTATTCGAGAGTTTTAAAGTGCAAATGCTATCTTGTGTTCTAAATTCGCGAGCCATTATTGCCGCGTACTTTAGTTTCAGCTCGATGGCTTTTACTGCAGGATCTATTGCTGCACCTCAATTTATATCTATGATGTGTGGTGTTTACGGCTTTTCCGCTTTCATGGCTATGAGAGCCAGGAAAAATTACGTAATGCGTAAGATCCAAGAATCTCGTGAGATGCTACCACGTATTGTGCAGAACATCCGTGATATGCAGTTAGATCAAGGGAAGAAATTATTCTTCTTCTGTACTGCTGTTCTTTCGCTTTATTTCATGTACCAACAAGTCATGAAAATGAGCACTATTAAAATGGAAGATCAAGGTAATCAATTTTCAGTCCACATGGAAGTTGAAAATCCTTGGTTGGGCATAGAAGCTGCCCCAGTTCCATTACCCATGAAGGAAGACATGATTCCTGAACGTTTGGCTAATGTCATTCGTAAGAATCAAGTTCAAGTTACTTTGGGAGAAGAAAGAGCTAATGGGCTTTTCATTAAATCTAATTTGATGATTGTTCCCAAACATTTAGTTCCAACTTCCGCTAATTTTAATTTTGCGTCGGTTTATTCTTCTACTAACAATCATGGAAGTAATATCACAAAATCCCTTAACAAGGAAGATGTGTACATGCTTCCTGATTGTGACTTAGCGTTGTTATGGGTTTCAGCAGGTGGTCCTCGTCGAGATTTAACTTCTAGTTTTCCAAAATCTCGCTTATCTGCAACTACGACTACACAATCTATTTATAATGATGGAGATGAAATCATTGAGAATAATCATAGGATTAGTAGTTATAGGCAAATTGACACGGGAAGAGCTAAGTTCCGAGGAGCTTTAGTTAGATATCCTTCGTCGACTTTTGCTGGACAGTGTGGTACCACCCACATTTCACAATGTTCCGCTTCTTCTATTTTAGGTTTCCATGCCGCTGGCATTAATGGATCACCTGAAGGAGCACTTACCTCAACAACTTATTCAGATGTGATGGAAGGGATTAAGACATTAGAATCGCGTTCTCATGTTCTTCCCCCTCTAGGACCTGGAGTTATGATGACGCAGGCTTATGGTATTGATTTCACACCTTCATCCCATATTGCCGCTAATAGTCCTTTGCGCTACCAAGAAAAGGCGCAAGTTACTTGTTACGGTACACTTCCTAACGCAGCTGTGCGTCCGAAGTCGTCTGTTGTCACTTCTCCCATCTCTAAAGTTGTAGAAGATGTTACAGGAGTACCAAATGAACATGGCCCACCGGCTAATTGTAGACCTCGTGAAAATGGAGGTATACCTAGTTGGGAGCCATACCAGAAATATATCACTGGAGTTGGAAGCGCTTATCAAGAGTTTCCTAGTGATGTTATGCAATGGGCTATCGAAGACTATTTAACTGGTTTTGATGATATGTTCAAAACACCTTTCGGTCAGGATCTTTTATCTCAAGTGAGAGTGTTAGATGATGTAGAGACTACCTCTGGTGTTAATGGTATGAAATTTGTCGACTCTATGAAGCCAAATACTTCAATGGGTTATCCAGTGAACAAGAAGAAGGAAGAATATATGTCTGAACTTGGAGAAGAACATCCATCTTGTTCCCTTCCTCGTATCATGGATGATGAAACTCTTCGTTTAGCTCAAAGAGCACGTACTCTTTGGTTATCCGGTCAGAGATCTAATGAAATCTTCAAAACTTGTACTAAAGATGAGCCAACCAAACTCACTAAGGCTAAAGTGAGATGTTTTCAAGCTGCCCCAGTATCTTTACAAATGAATATTCGTAAGTACTTTTTAACCATGTGCCATTTGCTTTCCATGTCTTCTAAGACTTCGGAATGTGCTGTTGGTATTAACGCCCAAGGGCGTGGATGGCATGAAATCAATGAACACATGATCCGCTTCGGCTCAGATCGTGTTGTTGCAGGTGATTTCAAGGCGTATGACCAACATATGTCTGCCGGTATGGTTATGGCATCTTATAAAGTTTTCCAACATATTGGAAAAGCTGCTGGCTATTCAGATGAAGACCTTAAGATCATGCAGGGTTGTGCGACGGAAGTTGCTTACCCTCTCATGAGTTTGAATGGTGAATTAATACAATTGTTTGGGTCTAATCCGTCAGGACAAAACCTTACTGTTTATACTAACTCCATTGTTAACTCTTTATATCATCGTTGTGTCTTCAGAATTTTGTATCCTAATTACGAAGGTAAATTTAGTGATGCATCCAGCCTGATGTCATATGGTGATGATGTCAAAATGTCGGTGAATCCCGCATTCCCTTTATTTAATCATACCAAGATTCAAGAAGTTTTTAATTCTTTTGGTATTGAATACACAATGGCTGAGAAAGAAGCAGATTCTGTCCCCTACATAAGACATGAAGATGCTGATTTCCTCAAACGTAAGTCACGTTGGGAACCATCCTACAGTTATATGACTGAAGATGGGACTCGACAAAATGGCTTATGGTTGGCCATGCTTGATGAGAGTTCTATATATAAATCTTTACATAGTAATTTAGCTTCTAAGACACAATCTAGCGAAGAAGTCGCAAGACAATGTTTAGCAGGAGCTTTACGTGAATGGTTTTTCTACGGTGAAGAACACTTTAACCGCAAATTTAACCAAATGAAAGATGTTGTATCCCGTATGGGATGGGAACACAGTATGCCTGAAAATTTTTGGGATACCTATGAAGTTCGTGAAGCGCAATGGCTTCTGAATAATGAGGTAGACAAGAATTTCGAAAGTCAAACTTGGGTTTCTCAATCTGCCTTTATTCGTAACGTGAAAGCCTTTACATTTAAATCTGGAAATCAGCTTATTTTACCAATTGGTATTCACGATACTCAATCTTCCTTTGCTGATCCTTTTGAGGAAGAATTGATTTGCACGAAACCAGCTGCATTACGAATTTTATGTCAAGAATATAAGTTGAGTGCATATGTTGGCGATATTTTACTCGCCTATGGCTCAATTGCCTCTCCTATTCTTATTTGTCTTGAATTAAAATCTCAAAAGACAGGTGCGGCTTATAGACAAGCTAGCCGATTGTCTCGTTTTGCTGAGAGCTGGTTCATGGTACACGATACGCGTGTCCAAATGAATCCAGTTGAAGTATATTCAGTGGGTATTTCCCCACATGCATTCGTCACTGACATTGACGATCCCGTTCTTTTTAATATAATTGAAGAGTGGTACCTTGCTTTTGCAAAGGAATGTCACAATGGCGATACACTACCAGCTAACGCCTAATACAGCAGCAGGAGTAAAGCTCTAATTTAGAGCCAGTGATTAAGAATAAGATCTATCACTTTAATATACATATAAATGTACACTAAACCTGCCCGAGGTTAGACGGACGGACCCTCCCACGCACGGGAGAATTCACAAATATGAATACTTTCCTTTTAATAATAATAATAATATTTCGAAGGTTACTGGAGCCAAATCGTCCAGCGTTAAGCCTAAAATACCGAGAATTGCAGATCCGACTCCCTTTCCGTCGCCGATTAAGCGTGAGAAAAAGAGCCCCCTTGACAGAACGCATAGGGGTTCGTATGCTCCACTTCGGCGTCCGACGTTGGCAAGATCGGGCCCGCTTGGCCCGCAGACTTTTGATCGTGAATACGTTTCTCAGTCTGGTTGGGGTGCTGCTGATCATTCTGCTACTACTCAATTTGCTAGTACTACTGCCCAAGCCCGCGAGGGAGGAGTAAGTGCCACTGATGCATTGAGATATGATGGTGCAGATGACAATGTTACACTCAGTAAATTTCTCTCGAGACCCGTTAAGATTCGGGAATTCACCTGGAAAGAAGGTGATGCCTTAAGAGAATATGCTATTTATCCATGGAAAGAGTTTCTACGTACTCCTGAAATCGCTCGCAAGATTGCAAATTATGCGTGGATTTCTGGTACAATGAATATTCAAGTCCTAGTGAATGGTACTCAATTCCATTATGGAAAATCTATGCTTAGTTGGAGACCACTTACACGTTCAGGCACGGAATTAATTCGTGCACCAGGGAATGCTGATTTTATAGATAACGTGAGATTTTCACAACGTTTGAATGTAACTATCGATCCCACTGAATGTGAAGCAGGTACCATGCAGATCCCTTTCATATGGCACAAAACTTATTTAGATCTTAATTTTGATCAAGAACTCGAGAATATCGGCGAATTAATTCTATCGAGCTATAATGAGTTACAGAATGCTCAAACCGGGTCAACAACTCCGAAAGATGTCAACATTATTTTGATGGCATACTTGACAGGAGTGACTCTGACTGGAGCTACTGATTTTACTTATCAATCTCAAGCTGGTAAAACAGACGAGTATGATGAAGGAAATAAAGGCGTTATTTCCACACCCGCTTCTGCGGTTGCTAAGGCAGCGGGAGCACTTAAGTCGATACCTATGATCGCGCCCTATGCAACAGCTACTGAGATGGGAGCCAATGCAATTTCTTCTATAGCAAAACATTTTGGTTATTCAACACCAAATAACCTTGAGCCTCGGCATACTTATAAAGCCAAGCCCATGGGAGAAATGGCAAATGTTATTGGTACATCGACAGTGGATAAGCTGTCATTTGATCCAAAACAAGAACTATCTATTGATCCTCGTATTTCAGGATATGAACCGATGGAAGATGAGATGAACATCTTATCACTCGTTCAACGAGAATCATATATAGGTAGATTCGCTTGGGGTTTTGGTAATCTTACAGAATCCGAACTTTTTCGATCGCTTGTAACACCAGTGCAGTATCAGACGGAGAATATACCCAATGTGGGTGTTGTTCGCCATCTTACACCTATGTGTGCAATAGCTCAAATGTTCCAATATTGGCGAGGAAGTATTGAGTATAGATTCGAAATTGCAGCGTCCAAGTTTCACAAAGGACGTTTACGTGTCGTTTACGAACCATACGATCAAACTATTCCAGATCAAGATTATCCAGCGTGGGCTGGACCTTATTCGAGAGTTATTGACCTTTCAGAACAAAGATCTTTCTCTCTCAAAGTTGGTATGAACCAGAATCTCCCGTTTCTTAGTACGGAAGATGTACAAGGCACGGGTAATACTACGCCTGATGATGGTACATTTCCAACTCTTGTTACATTGAACTCTGAATACGGAGTACATAATGGAACTATTCGAGTTTTCGTACTTAACCAACTTACATCTCCCGAAGAGGTTGGTCCAGCTGTACAAATTAATGTATTTGCTAGAATGTGCGATGATGCCGAATTTGGTGCACCAGGAGTTAATTTTACCAACCTTACAAGCGTACATAATGCATCTTATGTGCCTCTTTCGGCTACTTGAGAACAATATATTTCTCAATCAGCACCTTCTGAGGACAAAGCTACTCCAGACAATACAGAAACCACAGCAGAGTTGCCAGTGGAGGAAATTGTCCCTACACAAAAGATAGATTCAATAATGCTCACTCACTTTGGTGAGAGTATTACAAGTTTACGTTGCTTGTTAAAACGCTACAATAACTTTATTACGTTAAAAGCAGCTCGGTGGGGAACACCCGGCGGACCAACCGAGGTTCGCATGTTCTATACCGACTTTCCATATTACAATGGGGACGGCATCGTCACACTAGACAGTGGTCCACCCCCTAAAGTTACATCATTAAATTATGTGACACCTTTCTTTGCCGCGCGGCGCGGCGGAGTTAGGTGGAAACATGTATATCAGGAAATGCCTAAGATTACACCGGGAGCAGATGCAGTAGCAGCGCTTGGAATGGCCTCTAATTATAGGACTATATCCGCAACGCGTTTGGCATCTGATTGGAATTTTGCTGGTGATCGTGTCAAAGCGACTGATATCTCTAGTAATGGTCAAGAGATTGATGCCAAACTAGACACTCAGCGTCCATTAGCGATGTACGCTGGTGCCTCGATTTCGCCAATTGAGGTCAACCCCGCCGTAGAGATAGAATTACCTTTCTACTCGAATAAACGATTTGCTTTCGGTACAACGAATCAAGTCCTGGAAGTTCAAGGCCAAATTGGCAGAAACTCCCACATAGTGCAGTTTAATCAGAATCTTACTGACGACGCGACTCCTAGTTATGTTAGGTCATACGTCGCAGCCGGTGAAGATTTCTCTTTATCTGCCTTTGTTTGTATTCCCCCTATGGTGAATCAAACTATTTAAATCCGTTACAGATGTACGGTAGGTCCTCAGGAGGACCTTGCAGCGCGCTACTTTAAGCACGCACTCTAATTTTTACACAGACTTTAATTTTGTCTGCTTGAGTGCGTGAGCGCCCTTGCAGAATTTTATAAAAGCATCTGATGTTTAAAAAGGAGGCAAAGAATTGCC